CTTCTAAAGTCCATTCAAAGCCATCACTTGTTCTCCATCCAGAAGTAGTTCCAGTAGATCTAGAAAGCTTATATGGAGCGACTTTAGGAGATACTAGGAAAAGGATATCCGCAGACTGCACAAATTGAAGATCCTGTAACTTCTCATTTGTGTCATACGGAGTGCTTGTAATCTTTAAATGAGTAGTAGAACCACCACCTGTTTCTGTTCCACCCAGAATTGCACCAGCTTTATAAAACTTAATGTATTCTTGACCAAACTCTAGAACATAGTTGTTTGCACTCTCATGTCCAAAGACAAAAGGGATTAATCTAACAGCTTTAGCTTCATTACCTAATGAAGTGTTGCCATCAGTACGACCTACAAATTTTGTTCCTGGTCTACGTGTAAGACTACCTGTGGGACGAACTATTAAGTTCTCTATTGTGGCGGCAGAATAAGCGTATTGCTCATCAGATGCATTACCATGACGTTGTTCTGCAATCTGACCACCAAACCAGTTGGTTTGAGTAAATGTTTGTCGGCCCATTAAACACCACTTGCCGTACTTGCAGAGAAGGGTTTGAACCAACCCGAAGAAGACTTGGATCTAGAATCGATCCACTCATTAGACTCAATCTTATCAGCAGTTCCTTCTTGACCATTGATACTTCTGGCTTCAGATAGAAGAGTCTGATATTTGCCTAACATTAAATCTCTTAACTGGGATTGACCTGTAAGATCCATTGCAATTTCACCTGCCAATGCCATCCCACAAGCCTGAATCAGTAAAGGATCAAACAAAGTTAATGTATTGTTATCACTGTCATGAGCCTGATTCCCAGAATATTTTTTAACATATTTAACATTTGCAGATGTTGCACTTGTTAGAAGAGCCAACTGATCTTGAGACTCATGATGTATGATCTCAATTTTCCAAGCATAATCATAATCTTCTTCTTCTTTCAAAGATAAAACTCTCAATGAATCCGCAGGAAGACTATATGCATAATCAAACGTATACTTTGGAACTGTACCGAGTCTTGTCAAAGCATCACGTTTAGTCATGCAATTCCAAGGATGCGCCCTTAATACTGAATTGATTACATCCTTCAGTCTATCCTTGGTTGCAAATGCTTGAGCAGTTTTATCTGAAAAAGCGGCAATTGTCTTATCACCAAGGTTATTCAGTGCAATATTTGCAATCTGAACTGCAACATTTTCAGCCATTATTTTTTAGAGGACTTTTTAGGTTTTGCTTCAGGTTTTTTGTCAGACCAACCTAGTTTTTTCAGTTCTCGCCATTCAGAAGAACCTCTAGTAACTTCCCTTTCGTCACCATCTGTAGAATAAAGAGCAATTCTCATATTATTTTTTGGAGAAAGGGGGCCGAAGCCCCCAATTAATCAATCTATAGTGTAAACCAAGTATCCTGCAAGATCATCGCCATCTACAATAGCGACATCTGTTGTTGATGCTATGATAATTACACCAGAGTTGGATTCAAAAGACTTAGTTCCACCAGTTGCTTTCAAAGGCGCACCTGTACTACCTGATGCCCCTTCTAAACCGAAATAACCAACAGTATCTACAGAGATTCCGTTAATTAATCCATCTGCGTCTGCCGCAACTGTCGTTCCTGTTAAGTCTTGATAAGCTTCCCAACCAATATCAATTGTCGCACTACTTGTGGTCCAATTAACATAAGCTCGGCTCATCCCCATAAAAAGACGAACCTTACCAGCAGGAAGTTTGCCTAGCCTGACATACGACGTTGCATCTCCAGCACCATCTTGATCGTGCGAGAAATACATAATTCTCATCCTCCCATGTTGATCAGAAGGATCATTCATCGTTGGAGGAACAGCAACGGTATTAGCGTGCTGTGTACCGTTTTGAATGGTTTGTGCCATATTTAATCTCCTTTCAAACGATTAAGATTTATCTACAGCCGCATCTTGACACATAATCTGGACAACTCGTTCTTCTTCAAGTCGAGTCGCTCCAAGTGTCATACGGTAATAGATGTATTGGCTGAATCGTTTGTCAGGTCTTTCAGAGATCCTAGCTACAATGTCTTCCCAAACACACAGGCCAATGCCTCTGCGGTGGAATGCATATACATAATGCTCATCAACAGATGTGACTTGCGGGACTTTATCTGATGCAGACCCTGAATACTCTTCAGTACCAGAAGTCGTTGGGATTTTTTCAGTACGGATAATATTGAAACCCATAAACTGATTTAAATCACCAGCAACTAATGCTCGGACCTGATTGTAATCTGCACTATTAACCTTTGTTGAAGTCAACAGATAGGCTAATTGAGCGGCATTTACAACTAAGAACAAGTTGCTATTTCCATTTACATCATAATCATCAGCTTCACTTGCACCTAGAAGCTTACGAGCATGAATAAGTTTACCTACGGTTAATGGCTGTTGATTACCAACAGTTTCACCATCAACTGCATAAGTGTTTGTTACAGAAGTAATCTTCTGAGCCGCAGGTAATGCAATTGAAGAACTAGAAGAACTACCTGATGTGGCAGAATCTCCAGTTGATCCATATGCAGACCCCTTCAAGGCCCCTATGATTTCTTCATCCATTGCTCTACCCATTGCCATTGCCGCATTTGCGGAATAAGCAGAGGCAGGATCAATGAGCATCCTGAGTTTATCAGGATTATCGATCATATCACCCCAATCATAATCGATAGGTGTGACTCTACGCCTATCATGAGGTGTACTAATTAATGGAGAGTCAGCGTGCCGACTTGTCACCTTTTGAGGTGCAGTAGCACTGATACGGTCCATGAAAACTTCTTCACCAACCTTACCTGTCTCCAAGGTCACTGCATTCCGCATTCTACTTCCCATCTGTTGGACAAGAAGTTGAACATTTGCGGAATACTGCTTAACAAAAGCAGTTGTTACTTGTGTAGACATATTCCGATCCTATTTAAGTTAATAAAATTTATAGGTACGGATTATCCCAAAGGGTCCGAATTAGCCCATGTAACTATGTAATTTGGTCATTTCCTCAACCGCTTTTGCATGATTAGGATGATAACCATCCAAATATGCATTACGGAATTCAGTATCTGCCATCTTACTATTAAATGTTTCTTGGGCTTGTGCAGGGTTCATACCTCCAAGTATAGGAGTGCTGGAGCCTGGAAGAACCGAATCTTCCTGCAACAACTCACCAACCCTACTAAATACCTTCAGGATTTCTGGATGATTACCCAATCCTGTCTGCTCCATGATCTCTACTGCTTCTGGAGTAGCAAAGTTCATAAATGCTCGTCTGGCTAATTCCACATTCTTATCGAAATTACCACCCCACTCTTGTTGAAGAGCTTGAGTGTTTTCGACTTCAAACTGATCGAATGCTTGCTGTTCCTGTTCTTGTTGTCCAGCAATTGCATTCACATAAGTATCAAATAAGACACTAGCCTGATCATTGTTTAATCCAATTTCATGAGCCAACTGCCTGAAGTCTGCTGTAGTATCAGGATCATAATCACCAATATTATATTCCTCATGACTCTCAGGTCGACCTAAAGCATTGTAGACATCATCCATTGGTTGTCCTGCTTCTGGCAACCGAAGTAACTGATCAGCAGGAACACCCATCTTTTTAACAAGGTGGGCATAAGATTTAGCCAACTTGTCCACAGAATCGAAGTTCTGTAGGGAAGGCTCTTCTGATAACCCATCAGGTAAATGCTGTGGGCTAAAGCTAAGATCTGGTGGGGTATTGACTTGTCCACCACTAATAATAGAAGAGGGACTTGCGGATTCTGAACCATATCCACCGTCAACTGGTGCTGATGGTGCTGATGGTGCTGATTCAGAAGTTGTCGAAGTCGCTACTGCTTCCTCGCTCATAACTATCCTTTAATCGTGCTTGTATCTTATCAATATCAAGCGTTACATAATTAAGAATCGCACATATGACTGATCTACGACCCTCGTTAAAAGCCGTTTCGTAGGGTGTATCCCCTACTGTACTATTAAAAAAATAGTTCGACTTTAGTAAATCTTCAAGGACTTCTTGTCCTGCTTCCGTTGTAAATACCTCTTTATAGGTTGCTCGTCTACGTTTTTCTTTATTAAGTAGCATTAGCTATTGTTGCTGAAGCCTGCGCTCGTTTGCTTTCTGCGCTTGCTGAAGTTTCATCTATTCCTGCAATAATCTGTCCTTGTTGCAACTGTGCCATCATTGCTTGTTGTTGTTGCTGTGCTTCCATTTCTGCGTTGAATTGAGCATCATCTTTTATTACAGAAGGAGGTGTTCTCAGGATCTCAGCCCCTAATTGGGCGATTCTGGAAATATCCAATCGTTGCATTACAGTAGGATCGACTTGAGCCATCGGTGCAAGGAACTGAATTAATTGAGAAATACTGTTCAATTCATATCCACGCATTGAAATAGAAATAGGATTACGGTATTCAATCTTGAATTCCTTTTGTTCTAAGACTATATCAGGAGGAGGAGGAAGCATATTGTTCTGCATCATGATATTGACAGTTCTTTCAATCATTGGTCCTAGCAATTCGATTTCTTGTCGAGATACAAGAGGACCAAGAATTTGCATCCTGTCTCTCTGTCTTGCTTGGATTTCTGTTGCTGTAAACCTCAAAACATCACCATCTTGTGCAGTAGGTCCAGGCAATTCCATCATATCCAGATAGAATGCCTTTTCAATAGATTCACGGACCTGAGACATTTTATTCTCTGCATAATCCAATCTCTGCATTGCAGGTAAAGGGAATATGCGTTCATCCTTACTGAGTCCAGTTCGATAATAGTTTAAGCCTCCTGGCGTTGTCCTTACAGGATTGATAAAACCATCATCTGGAACCATGAGTGGAGGATCTACCATCTTCTGTAATGCTTTCAGGTAGGTCTTTTCCATCTCATTGAGCATCTTGACATCAGCAAGTGCTTCACCCCCTGGACCTCTTCCATAAGTTTCCAAGGAATTTCTTTCCCATCGGCTACATATGAATGGGAATTCGTTGAATCCTCCTATACTAAGGATTTCCTTTTCATCAGGCATGAAGTAGATGCTTGTCCAGGGAAATCTATTCTGAGGAGGTTCTTTAAATGTATTTGAGGGTTTGACTACATGACAGCAGGCAAACTTATCGTAGATTGAGTTCTTTTCTTTGGATTTGAGGACTTTCTCAGGAACTTTGTCACCCCAAGTTTCCAATAGCTCTTTAGCAGTATGTTCATATACACGATAGATCGTGTCCACTCTTCCCAACTCATTCTTTGCAAGATAGCAGTCATAGAGAGGAAAGGTCATAAAATGTGGTCCTTCTGATGGAACATCTTTGATGTACATAACTCCAGTACCAAATGCTCCAAGATCCAGAAGATATTCATGCATACTAGGATGGAAGTTGTTGTTAGGTCGATTAAAACCTTCCATTACCAATTTGGTAACTTCTTCCAACCATAATTGGACATCTTTATCCTGACTAAGAATTGTATTCTTTAATTGGATTTCAAACCAATGTTGTGCAGACGGAGTAAGAAGATTATGCATTCCAGATGAGAATCTGGTTAATGCACGTAAAGGAGTAGAATCAAAGATTTTTTCTCTCTTCTTCTCACCAGCAGAACGTAGGGCAACAAAGTCTCCACGGTTAGGAGACATGAGATCACCTATATTCTGCCACTGCTCTTCCCAATTCCTTCTAGCATCTTTAACAGATGCCAGTTCTTTGTTTAGAGCTTCAAATAAATCAGTCTTTTCGTTATCCATTATCCTTTAGTCAGATAAGTCTGTCTTCGACCCATACCTGCTTTTTTCTGTTGTAGTTTAGATGCTCCTAATCTGGCAAGACCACCTGAACTTGGCCCCATAGCACCCCCTCCACCTCCTGAGTCTCCACCGCCTCCACTTCTTGGAGGATTAAATAATTTTTGAAGCATACTACCTATCATCTGCCCACCAATTCCGACTTGTTTTATATTATGATCAATACCTTCTCGTAATCCTCCCAGATTTGCTTGTAAGTTTTGACCTAGTGCAGAATCCTGGCCTATATTCTTCTCTAAAGCACCTGTTACATTTTCTCCAAATGATGATAGAGCATCTAGATTACCCTGAGATGGAGTCAGATTCATATTTTGTATTGGGTCATTAAATTCAGGAATATTAGGAGTAAGTGCTTCAAAATTAGGAGAAGGTATATTTTTTGTTATAGCAGGGCCTGCCTGATGTATAGGATCTGTAACTGTTTTTATTGCCTTGGTAATAGGATTCCCGCCTCCATAACAGATGGTTTTGGATTTAGGGAATACTTCACAATCCCAAGGTCTATTGTTTTCTAATATTTCTATATATTCCATATTACCCTATTGCTGAAATTGGTTTAAAAACTTCTGATTTATTACTTGGTGTTCCGTAATAATCGTATTCATAATCCTGAGAACCGTATGCATGGTCAACTCTTTTCTTATCTACACCAACTGAAGCATAACGTAAAGACATAACTGCATATCTGGTTGCAGACATAATATCATCTCGTTCTTTTACTATTTTTCCATCTTTTCTGTGATACATTCTGAGTTCTGCGAACCAATCCCCCAAGTGGTCAAAAACTTTAAGCCTGCCCGACTGCATTCTCTGAAGCATATCCATAATCCCAGGCTCAACACTATTACCACCATCGGGATTATTAAAATGACTACCAAGCATATTAACCCCGAGCCTACGATAAAGCTTAGAAAGAGGTTCCCCAGATCCTTTGTCGTGTTGCATACCGTCATGAGGCCAGACACAAGGGATCTTATCCCCTCTTGTTTTAATTGCATGAGCATGTGTAACAGGAGTCTCAGCACGTACAGAGTAGACATCATACACATATGCGGTATCAGTATCACGATCCCAAGCAATCCAGATACAAGCAAACGGATGATCCCAACCAAAATCGATGGCACAGATTTTAGGCCAGAATTTGGGAAGTGGAAATGAAGGAACCTTAATAGTGTTTTCGTCAATTGGGAATACCAGACCTGAACCAAGTAGAGGAATCCCTCTTGAACGCATCTGTCTTTCATGTGGAGGAAGGGCAGAAAGTATCTCTTCTTTGGCTTCTTCGTCAAGGTGTGGAGCATCATCCCAACTTGCATGGTAGAGTTGTTGTCCTGATTTTAAATCGTTCATGAACTGAGCAACAACATTCGTCATCCCTTTTTCGGGAGTGAATGTCATAAAAATCAAACCTCTTGTCTTCAAAGTGGCACGTAGCCCCTGCGAATAGATATCTTGAGGAGGTTCCTCGTCCAGCCAGACAATATCTACAGCCTTCCCCATCCATTGTTCTTTACCTTGTTCATAGGATTTAAACCAGAGTTTAGAGTTTCTGCCTGACTTATGCTTAACTGTAACAGCACTATAGGCATTTGGAATTCCAGGCATTCTGTCTGTATGTAGAATTCGGTCTTTAGGAATCATACCTTTACCCCAATCTTCAGGATCTCCAGGTTCTCCTAACAGTTCTGCCTGTACGATATCTCTAGTATTTGCAGTCGTATTACCAGCAACCCATGCTTTTATGGGTCTTTCAAATCGATGACCTTCCCAATCATCAGGATATTCACCTAAGAGGTGTATAGCAACTTCACAAGCACCACAGTAGGTTTTACCGACCTTATTTGCCGCCATGAGTAGGCGTTGTCTGGCAAACTTACCTGTCATGTCTCTGGCTCTATGGAATTCACTTTGATATCCATAAGGCTCATAGAAGAAGATCCTGTTAGTAGATTTCTGAGTATCTATATCAGTAAGGATTTCTACTGTACGTTCAAGAGTCATAGGAGTTTGATATGATCATTGATTCCCATCTTTCCACCAGTAAGGTTCTTGGCAGGAGTGCCACC